ATCAGGTAATTCCTGCCAAGTATAATATGTAAGATACGAATCTGCTTTACCATTGTATTTTATATGTGATATTGGAATTGAATAATTTTTAAATGCTTCTTCTATAATTGGATTTATATTCATTTTCGATTCATCTCCTCTTGTTCAATTTTTTTCATGGCAGAATAAATTGCATTTTTAGATCCTTCTATTGCAGGTCTAACAAATGGCGTTGCACTTCTTTTAGTTGTACCATATTCAATCCACATTGCTTTAGCTGAATTGGACATTCCCTTTCTATCATCTCCTACAAATTTTACTCTTCCTACGGGATTTCCTTCTTTATTTATTACTGGTTTTGTTGCTTTTATTGAGTTTTTCATATCTCCTGTATCTGAATATTTACTTGCTGATGATCTTATTGCATCTGCCATTACTTCTTGACCTGCTTTTATCATTCGTAATAGCATTTCTTCTGAATGTTCACCACTTTTTAATATTTCTTCTGGATCAAAACTTATATTTAAACTAGCCATTCAAATCAGTCCTTTTTCCGATAATTTCTGTGTAATGATTTTCTTCATTGTAATTATTTATAAAATCAATAGAATACTTATAATTTTTATATTTTATATAATAATTTGTTTTTAATTCAGCCTTTGGTGTTCTTATAAGAAACCTTGTATTTGCATTTTCAAAACTTGCATTTGACTCTATTAATGTTTTTCCTGATGTATTATTTATACTCGCAAATGTATTAAGAATTACTTCTTCACTTATAATTGGAAATCCATCATTATCCTTACTATTTACTTCATTTATTATTTGAATTTTTTTATTAAATTTTCCTGGATTAATATTCATATTTCCCCCTATAATAAGTTCTTTTGATGCATTCCAAGAGTTGTTTTCAGTACTAAATTTATTTTATCTTTGTCTATTATCATTGTTCGATCATCATACATATCCTGTGCTATCACTAATACTGCAAGTGTTAACTCTTCATATTTGTCTAGTTCAGTTTCTGTATACCCAGTAAATGATTTCACATATGCTAGAGCTCCAGATAAAATCAATTCTAATTCTTCATTTTCTTCTTGTTCTAATTCTTCTTTATTAAGTTTCAAAAATGTTTTTAGAGTGTCTATTGTTATTTCACTTACTTTCATTTGGTTCACCCTTACTTTCTTATACATTTTGTTGCTAATCTGTATTTAAAAGTAAAAGGGATGATTTCTCATCCCTTTTAACTATTCTCCTGATGGTTCTTCTGGTTCTGTTGGTTCATCATTATTAGATTGTGTTCCTTTAATTACAAGTTTTGCAAGTTTTTGAGCATCTTCTACTTTTGCATCTAATTCTAACCATGCATTTACGCCAATTAAATGTTGATCAGCATATTTTTCTCTTAATACTTCTAGTTCTATTTCAGTTGGCATTTTTACTGCTAATCCTGAAAAATCACCATAGTAAATTACAGTATTTCCTTCTGCTATTTCTGGCATGTTGTCTGATACATATACATCCTTGCCTAATAATACTGATCCAAAAGCAGAATTAATATCATCTTGTAATAAATATCTTCCATTTCCGTCTTTTAATTTTCTAATGGCTGTTCTTGTACTTTTAGACATAATATAAAATGCATTTTTCTTAAATACATCTTTGATACTATCATCTAAATCTATAAGGTCATCGACTGATATTTTACCTGCTTTTTCTGTTGTTACTACATTAGTTAATTTTGATAAACCATCAATCTTATCTTCTGTTCCGATTAATAATTCTTTCTCAATAAATCTTGAAATTGCTTCTGCCATTTTATTTACTACATAATTTACTATATCGAATTGTGAATTATTAATTAATGATTTAGATACCTTTGTTAATGCACTTGCAAGATATCCTGTTAATTGAATTGATTTGAATTTACCTGTTGTTGAATCTGGTGTTTCACCTTCATTAGCATATTTTACTTCTATAGATGATTGTGTTTCATCGTAATATGGTAAGTCTAGGTTTCCTTTAACATTATATCTATCAGACTTTTCAAATACAGGACAGATTTCATATACTTTTGATATGATTCTGTCAGCAATTGAAGTAGGAATTACTGCACCATTTTCTGCTTTTGATAATGTTACATCCGTTCCTCTTTCTTCAACTATTCCTCTAATATAATTTGCAAATGCTCTTTCTTCATTTTCTTTTTGTTCTTTATCTTCATCTTCTTCTGTCTTATTTTCAGCACCTTCATCTGCAGGTACTTCTTCTTTTTCCTTTTTACCTTCTAATTCTCTTATTTTTGTAATTGTATTTGTTAAACTTTCAACATCCCTTGCTAAATTTTCAAATTCAGCATTTTCTTCTTCTGAAAAAGCTCTTTCTTCAGTTTCTATTGTATTTTCTAGTTCTTCCATTCTAGCAATTTTTTCATTTTTCTTTTCTATTAAACCTTTTAAATTCATGTTTAATTTCCTCCCTTTAAACTATTAATTTTATTTTTGTAAGCTTCATAATATTTGCTTACTCTTTCATCGACTTTTTTGTCGAATTTTGTCGTTTTTTCTTCTTGCTTTTCCTTCACATCTTCTGATGATCTGGTTTCTGATTCCACTATATCGACTCTCACATCTTCAAAATCTGTGCTTCTGATCTGAATTTCATCAGCTCTTTCTTCTATAGATGTTCCATCATATGCAGGAATCATTTTGTCATCGATAATTGATACTTCAAACAAGTTCAATTCCTCAACAACTCTATGCTCAATGCCACTTGCTAGCTTTGTAATCTTCTGCCTTAATGGAGAAAATCCAAAACTCCAGCCTCGAAGTTTATTTTCTTTGGCTGATCTGATTACATCTGGGTTTGTAATAGTGCATGTAGCACGAAGACCAATGTTATCCTCTCGAAGGTCTACTGTTCCTTCTTTGGTTGATCCCAATACCTCATTATGATTATGATTTAATAAACACAATATGTTATTGGCTCTTTTTAATGCTCGATCAAATGCTTTTGGTTCTATTTGTTCTATAAATGTTTTATTGCCTTCATGTAATTCCTTACTATCTCTGGCAACTGCATTTACATATCCATCTAGCACCACACTATCATTTCTGATTTCTATTTTCATTTGATTCACCCCCTGTATTTAATGAAGTTGTTGTACTTGTATTTGGTACAAATATTTCCTTGCTTTTTGTGTTATAGAACACATCGGCAAGATTTAGTTTTATATATTCAAAACCATATGGTTTCAAATCCTCTTTTTCTCTAACTTCATCTAATGTTAAGAAGTTTGAGTTCAATGCAATCTGGTATGCTTCATATCTTTCTTTTAGTGATCCTCTTAAAATATTTGTTGTATCAAATTTGAAGTAATATCCTTTTTCTTTTTCCTCTTCTAGTAACAAATCTTTATTTAGTGCACATTCCATTGCATTTAAAAATGGTATTATCGCTTCCTTGATCGTTTGATCATAGTTTTCGAAAATACCACATACTTCATAAATCTCTTTATCCAGAGTATTCTTTTTTTCATTCATTTGCAGTTCCACACTTGATGAAGAACTCTCTGCAAACTCAAGTCCATCGTTTAGAACTATCACATTTTCTGCATTTTTATTTGAATATAATTTTCTCCATGCTGTTCTTAATGCATTCATACTTGCTTCTGTTAATTTATTTTTTGATTTTAGAAATCCCTTTTTATTTCCACCTGTCTTTACTAAATTATCTTCTAATTCTAATGTCAGATAAGCGGTTTCTAATAGTTTTGAACTTTGTGCCAGTAATCCTTGTCCTGTAACTCCATCTTCTGTCATTCTTGTTATTTTTATAAAATTAAAATCGAAATACTTTTTTCCGCCTACCATCAATTCATATGATTTGAAAATTGGATCAATGGCTTTTAGCACTGATACATCTCTATTTCTTACATAATGAAGTGATAGGACTTCATTTCTTTTTTTATTTATAAAAATAAATGAACTACCATGAAGTAAATAATCTTTCACGATAGCTCTTTTTAATTGTACCCCGTTTAGCGTATCTCCAGTTTCTTTATTTAATAATTTAATTCTTGGATCATCTGCTATTTCTTTTGATTCTGTTTTTCCTTTTGATTTCTTTTCTTGATATAACTTAACAGGTACCATTGAAACAATATCTGCAATGAATTGTACTGCTCTGGCTACAGATGGTATGTTTAATGCATCCGCTTCTTCTATTCTGGAGTGTCCTAATAGTGCTGTTAATAATTCACTATCAGTCATATCTGTTTGAGCATTTAGTTCTTCTGTAGTGTTTGTTTCAGTTCTTTTAAATATTTTGTCGAATATTGTCACCTTTTTACCTTCCTTTCTAGGTTTGTACTACGAAACCTGTATCGAATATCACATCTTGCTGTAATAAATAGATAGCATTAATTAATGAAACCACCATGTCTACTTTGCCATTTGA